GAAATAGACATCTACACAAGATGTATTGCAAGACTTAATCAAAGATTTAGAAAATTAGTATTAACACTTAAATAATAACAATGAAAGAAGAAAAGAAAGAATTAATTAAATGTATAATCTTTATATGGGGTGCGTTTGTAATGTACTACGTATTAATAAATTTATTTGTATGAGTTACGAAATAGAAATAGAATACTATGATCAAGACGGTTGTATATTTTACATAGGCGAAACACCTTACCAAGTAGAACTTTATATAGAAACACGAATTTTTGACGAGCCAGATAGTTACAATAGTTTTACGGAAACAATAAAGTACCTGCAAGTTGAAAAAAGATATTATAGAGTAGACCAAAGCACGTTAAGATGTGACGGCATAAACTACTATGAAGACGAAGATATTTGCGAACAATTAGAAGATATATTAAATGGACAAATTTAGAGTAGATTGGTGGGACAATTTCAACGAAGAATTGTACTGTAATTATTTAATACAAAAAGACGAACTAATGAACACTTATAGAATACTGTACAAGACGTACAAAGGCAATAATACTGATGCACCTGTAGTGCAAGCCGTGAAGTATGTACAAGCTTATGACAAGACAGAAGCACGAAAACTATTTGACTTGTGGAAAGGTCTGATCATAAGCATTGACAAAGTATGAAAAAAATAATTGAATATATTTACGCACTTTTAATAACTTGGATATATGGAAGACTTGATTAAGAACGTGAAATACTACATAGAAAAAGACGATCTAAAAAAACGATGTAGAAAACGAAAGTACATACACAAAAGAATTTACTTTTTTTATATACTTCGTGAAGCTGGCGCAACACTACAAGAAATAGGTGACTTGTTTGATATGAACCATTGTAATGTGATTCACGGCATACGAAGGTTTAAAGAACTTCGTGACATAAAAGATAGGCTTTTGTTGTTAGATATTGCAGACTATACAGGAAAGTTAAAGCTAAAGAAAAAGAAGTACAATTTAAGAAAAGATATTTTAAAAGCTACTACCGTAACAGATTTAGAAATAATAAAAAGAAGAACAGAAAACAACCTTTATAAAGAATTAATATGACGGCAAAAGAAAGAACAGGTATGCGCGATGTAAATTTTAGTAGGTGGATTCGTGAAAAGCTGCCAGATAGTAATACAGGTTATTCAGTTAGTGACTTGGATTTTATGTTGTGGAATTGGAAAACTAAAAAGATTATGTTACTTGAAATAAAGTGCCGAATGGTAGAACCTAAACCAAACCAATACATAATGATAAAAAACATTCACAATTGGATTCAAAAAGGAATAGATCAAGACTGGACTTATTTAGGTTTTAACTTGGTAATGTTTGAAGGTGATACTTTCGAAAACGGAAAAGTTTATTTAAACAGAAACGAAATTTCTGAAGAAGATTTAATTCAGTTCTTAAGTTTTTAATTATATTTGTAAAAGTTGGTAGGACAATCAAAAACATTCTTTCTAAACGTGACGTGAGTAAGCTATCCTACCAGCCGAAAGCGTTGCGTTTTTTTATTTAAATAATATGGCGCAAGACAAAAAAAGCTTCTTATTATACACGGACTTAATACACACGGTAAACAAGCTAAACGACGAACAAGCTGGGCAACTATTTAAACACGTTTTAAAGTATGTGAACGACTTAAATCCACAAACTGATGACATACTACTACAGGTATGTTTTGAACCTATTAAACAAAGTTTGAAACGTGACCTACAGAAGTACGAAAAAATACGTGAAAACAAAAGTAAGGCTGGCAAGAAAGGTGCTAACAAAAGGTGGCAGAAAATAGCAGATGATAGCACGTGCCATAAACCTATAGCAAAAATAGCCGTAAGTGATAGTGTAAGTGTTAATGTAAATGATATATATAGAAGCTTCGCACATTTGTCTATGTCTATTGATCAGTTTGAAAAATTACAACAAGACTACACTAAACAACAAATAGATGATACACTTGATGCAATAGAAAATTTTAAGAATAACAAAAAATACAAATCATTATATTTGACTTGTAAGAATTGGTTAAAGAAAGAACAAACAAAACACGAATTAGAAACGAATAAAGGATTTAAAGCACCGTGGAATTGAAAGGATATATATATAGCGAACAAATACCTATGTTTGGACATAAAGAAATTATTGGCTATGGAAGTGATAATTTTTATGTAAAAGAAATAGAAAGAAATTTAGCTTACGATATTATAATTAAAAATCACTACAGTAAAAAAGGTGATTCAATAGCACACAATAAAATTAATTTAGGTGTATTTATTAACAAAGAATTACTTGGTGTATTGCAATATGGATATGCTATGAATCCAACAAGTTGTGCAAGTGTTGTTAAAAATACCAAAATCAATGAATATTTAGAATTAAACAGAATGTGGTTAGATGACAAAGCAAAAAGAAATAGTGAAAGTAAAGCAATAAGTTATTCAATAAAATATATTAAAGGCAAACTGAAAAAAATTAAATGGATTCAAAGTTTTGCCGACGAAAGATGTGGTTGTTTAGGAATAGTTTACCAAGCAAGCAATTTTTTATATTATGGGTTACACGTATCTACTTTTTGGGAAATAGAAGGTAAGGTTTATCATAATTCAATTCTTACCAATGGTAAAAGAAAAGCTAAAGCAAAACTTGAAAGCAAACTAAAAAATGCAAAAAAATTAGAATTAAGACAATTTCGATATATATATTTTATACATAAAAAAGAAATAAAAAATTGTCTTTTGAAACAAAAAAAATATTTAAAGCATTATAACAATGATTAACGTTATTAATTTATAATAAAAAACGAAATGAAAGGCTATAAGATAACAGAAGCAAGTGACGTAATAGACAAAATCTATAAACACCGTGACAACTACAACGCAAAAGGTAA